TTGAAAATGGTTGCACAAAGAAAGAAGCCATGAGGATAGCAGGATATTCAGAAGCTATTCAGACTGTACCCAAAAAGGTAACTGAATCAGAAGGGTGGAAGATGCTCCTGGATCAATACTTACCTGATGCTAAATTAGCAAAGGCACACAAGGAAGGACTTGAAGCATATTCTAAAGACAAAGAACCTGACTTTACTGTTAGACATAAATATTTAGATACAGCGTACAAGCTCAAGGGTTCTTATGCACCAGCAAAGAAGGAAGTAAAGATAGAAGATGCACTTTCTATTTTTGATGATGATGATGACGAATAAATTATATGAAAATAACTACTGAAAAACCTCCATTCTGGATCCATAATAGACTCAAGGATATAACAGGTTGTTCTTTCTCGAAAGGAATGATTGTAACAATAGGTGATACTATTCATGCGTTTCGTGTTTTATCAGATGACGTTATAGCTCGCGAAAAGATTCATAGCCTACAACAAAGCATCATGGGAACAGAAGAATGGTGGAAAGAATACCTGATCAATGACAGATTTAGAATGTCTCAGGACATAGAATCATACAGGGAACAGTATAGATACCTCAAAGAAGTGAGTAATAACCATGTGAAGGCTCTCAGGCTCTCTCACCAAGTATCTAAGGAACTATCTACCATAGATAAAAACCATAATTACAAAGATATTGTTAAGTTAATCCAAGGGTAACATGTTAAACCCACAACAAAAGAAAAAACTACAGAGCAAATCTTGGAGGATGAAAAACATGTACAAGATCCGAAATAGAGATAATGAACTTGTAACTTTCACAATGAATAGGGCGCAAAAACATTTTAACGAAAACAAGCACACAAGAAATATAATTCTTAAAAGCCGTCAGCTCGGATTTACAACCTACGAAACTATTGATTCCTTTGATGATTGTCTATCTCAGAAGAACTTTAACATGCTACTAATATCCTTTGATAAGGATTCAGCAGTCGATATCTTTGATGAGAAGGCACGTTTAGCATGGGATAACATAACACCTGGACTAAAAGATCTATGGGATCTGGAAATAGCTAGAGCAAATACTATGAAGTTTAAACTCGGAAAGGGTATCTTTTCCTCGTTCAAGGTTCGTACTAAGGGGCGATCAGGTACGTTTTCTCGGCTTCATGTATCAGAGTATGGAAAGATATGTAAAGAATCACCTAAGAAAGCAAAGGAAATCATAACAGGTACTATTCCAGCAGTACCTATTAATGGCCGAGTAGACATAGAATCTACAGCAGAAGGAGAAGAAGGAAAGTTCCATGATATATTCTGGGAATCATTTCTTGCTGGAGAACCTCAGACAGAACTAGACTTCAAAGCTCACTTTTACAACTGGACTTGGGATGATACTGAAATAGCAAAGATAAAATATAATATTCCTATAGAGGAAATGGAGCATTCAGAACGATTCGAGAAGTATCAAATTCTTCACAGTCTTACGGATAAGGAAATAACCTATTACTATTCTAAATGGAAATCTGTTGGTCGAGACTGGAAAGCCTTGCACCAAGAATACCCTACAACACCAGAGGAAGCCTTTGTTTCTTCAGGAGACAAGCTATTTGATGCAGATATGATTGCAAAGATGGTACAGGAAGCCAAAGGAATAACTGGAACTAAGGAAAATAACTGGATCATATTCGAAGATTATATTCCAGGCCATAGATATGCTCTTGGAGCAGACGTTGCAGAAGGGCTAGGGCAAGACAGTTCTACTATTGTTGTTATAGACTTTACACCATTGAAGCCAAAGGTTGTAGCTATTTACATGGATAACAAAATTGAACCAGATGTATTTGCTTATGAGATAAAAGCTGGAGGACTACGCTACGGATCAGCCTTGGCAGCAGTAGAAAACAATAATATGGGTAGAAGTACGCTCGATGTATTGAAGACTATCTACAATGAAGACCTAATATTCACCATGAAGATGGCAGATAAGAAGGGCGAGGAGAGAGATACAATGAAATTAGGGTGGAATACTAATGCAGCAACAAAGCCTTTAATGTTTTTCGATCTTAATACAGCAGTCAATCAGGAGCTTTTTGAGGTACATTCTAAACACTTATTACATGAAATGAGAGTGTATACTAAAGATAAATTAAGAAAGACTAAAACAGATGAAGATGCTACAAACCACTTTGACCTATTGACGGCACTAGCTATCTGTTGGCAGATGCGTGATTATGCAATAGATACCAAGGATTATAACTCTTATACGGCAGGTGGAGTCAATCCACTAGATACAGATCTAGGTATATAAGTTATAATTAGGATATGTCAGATGATATTACTAAGGATCAGAAATTAAACCTTCACCGAAGACAGAAAAGAGCAGGTGAAGATTTTAAACAGCGTAGATTCGAACAATGGAACGAAAATTACGAAATGTATCGAGATAAGATCAAGAGAAATAGACTTACTCAACGTCAGGCAGTAAATATTCCAGTTATTCGAGAGACTATCAAATCATGGCTATCAAATATTGATGAACCACCAGAAATGAAGTTCGAGGGAAAAGCAAAGGGATCCGAGTATAGAGATAAAGATATTATGCTAGGGGAACTATGGAAGAAATTCTTCTCGGATAACAAGCTGGAACTATTGGATCAGATGGATAAAAAGATAGTAGCGTTGCAAGGGAGAAGCATAAAGCGTATCTCTTGGAATAAGGAAAGACAATTTCCAGAGCTACATATCGAGGATCCATACGATATTCTTGTTCCAAAGAACTCAGATCCTTTCGATTTTAATAATAACGATTGGGTAAAACGTATAAACATATTTAAAAAGCTAAAAGATGTTCTTAATAATAAAACTTATGACAAAGAATCTCTAAAAGAGCTAAGTATGTACTACGCTTCTAAGGAAGGAATGATTAAAGCAGGCGAATCTTTCGAGTCTTATGAGCAAAAACAGCAAAGACTACAGGTACTAGGAGCTGATATGACTGATTTCTTTACTACGAACGATACTATCGTAGAGTTAAACGTCTCTTATGACCTTGTATGGCACGAAGACGTAAAGAAATTTGTACGTCATATGCGTATTTATGCAGCAGATCAATTCTTGCTTGCAGATGAAACGCTAAAAAATGCACTAGGTATTGATAAAATTCCTATGGTAACTTGGTCCACTGATCCAGATCTTATTGATTTCTGGAATGATGGCGTTGCTGATTCAGTTAGACCTATCAACAAGGTAATAAACATATATTTCTCACAAGATATTGAGAACAGAGCCTACAGAAACTTTGGTATGTTCTTCTATAATACTTTGGGAGGTAAATTTATACCTAAAGCCTTTGATCCAAGACCTTTTGGAATGTATGGACTTCCAGGAGATCCAAGAGAAATGGTTCAGCAAGTCGAGATTCAACCATTATCAGATACTACACCGCAAATAGACTTCCTAAAGAACCTTATACAGTCCTCAGTTGCACAAACACCAACTGAAAGAGGGCAAGAAGCAGGGGGAACTACTACACTTGGTGAAATACAGCTTAACTTAAAGCAATCTACAGGGATGAACTCGGTGGATATGAAGCATTATCGTAAATGCTGGGAAGATTGTGCTGAACTATTTGTTCTTATCTTACAAAATAATCAAATCACAAAGATTAAATTAGATAAAAAGGGTAATGATAACGAGTACAGATCAAAAGAAATTGGTATTGATGACTGGAATATTAAGGAAGGATATAAATGTATACCTATCTTTAAGAAAGAAAAGGATCAAGAAGACGAATTTGAGATTCAAAAAACTCAATACATTCAAGCAAACTTTGCAGATAATCCTGTAGCTCTAAAACTAGCGCGAAGGAAACAACTAGAAGCACTAGGCTGGTCAGGAGAGGAGATTGAGCAAGTTATGTCCTACGATGAGCAATCAACAGGAATGCAATTTCAGGACCCTATGCAAGATGCCACAGTGGATCAACAGGCTATGAGAATGGATCAACCTGAAGAACAATTAGCACTTAATCAACCATCAATGTAATGAACATACTTCACAAACTATTAAATAAATTTAATGTAGAACGTCAGGATCAATTAAACATTGAAGAACAAAAAGAATATGAGAGACTGAAACAAGCTCTTATCGGTAGGAAACTCACTGATAAGGATGTACAAGACTTTGTATTCGGAGCAAAAGAACGCTCAATAACAAAACTAAGGAAGGCAACAGAACTTTCAGATAGAGAACTTATCTACTGGTCGGTGATGTTAGACGTTTATTCAAATATTATAAACTTCCTTGAAACACCTGATGTAGAGCGCAAGCAAGCTAATCAACAGGTAGAAGGATTATTAAACAATTAATTTAAAACAATTATATGGAAGAAACAAAAAAGAAAGAATGGGAAATTTATTTAGAAGGACTATTAAAACAATCTCGTCATACAGAAGAAGAAAAAGCATTTCTAAAGGCTCGAAAGGAAGAAATTGATCCAAAAGTATTCAAGGCCCTAGAGTTAGAAGAAGACGAAGAAATTGACCTAGATAAATTAAATATTAAGAAACTTACAGCACTTGCTAAGGATCAAGATATTGATTTAGGAGAAGCAAAGAACAAAGAAGAAATAATCGAAGCAATAGAACAAGCAAACGCTTAAACTTTATTTAAACCTTAATTATCCAAACCTAGAAATAGACGGATAGATACAATCATTTTATATGAGTACAAATACACCAAACCTTACAACATCAAACGATCCAAACGGATTCGATGATATTACTAAGACGGAAGGAGAAGTCCTAACAGAAACTACTGAAACACCTATTCAGACAAGACCCAAGACCTACGAGGAAATGACACCTGAAGAACTTAAAGAGAAGCTACGAGCTTCATCTAAGGGAGCGCAAGCATTACTTGATGAAAAGAAACAATGGGAACTTGATAGGCAAGAATATGAAGCTAAACTAGCTGAAAAGAAAGCCAATGGTGGAGATAACCCAACATTTGAAGGATATGAGAATCTTTCTTCCGAGGAGCAAGAAAACTTACAGAAATATAATAAGAATATTATACAACAAGCAGAGCAGAAAATTATGAGCAATCCTGCAATGCAAAAAGTTGTCGAACGTGAGAATGAAGCTAAATGGGAGGAAGCGTATGCTAAAGTAGCGCACGCATATCCTGAACTAAACGAGACTAAAGAAGCATTTAAAGCTAAGTATTTTAAACCTTTAAATGTACCTGATAATATGGATACACTACTAACCGACTTTGCAAAGACACATTTATTTGATCGAGCAAGAGACGTAGCGCATCGAGAATTTGAGGAAAAGTCTAAAAGAATTGAAGACCCAGGAACACCAGGAGGATCAGGTGGCGTATCAGCAGGTGCGCAACCAAAGAGAACCCTGAAGGAATGGCAAGAAATTGCTAAAAACCCTTCTAAATTTTCTCGTCTTAGTGATGAGTATAAGGCAGATGAAGCAACTGGAAATCTAAAATAGTTTATATCAAATATTGGCGTTATTATTTATTTATTTATTTAATTTTACACTAATATTATGGCACAAGAATTAGGAGCATTTACGCCTGTAAAATTTTCTCTAAAATTAGTAGAAGTACTCTACAATGATACTATCTACCGAATGGTAACAAATACCAAATACGAAGGGGAAATTAAAGCATCAGGAGATACGGTAACAGTCCGAACGGCTGGACGTATCAACCTTTCACCTTATACGAAAGGAATGACTTTAGACACTCAAGATCTAAACCCAACACAGGAAGATCTAAAAATTGATCAGCAATTTTACTTTAAGTTCGTTGTCGATGACGTGGATAAAATCCAAAACGATATTGACGCTATGACTGAATACGCACAAGATGCGAAATCAAACATGGAAGAACTACTTGATACAGACATTCTTACTTATGCTCGAAAGAACATTAAAGGAGAAAACGTATTAGGAACTTCATACTCAACAGGGACTGTAGCAGTTGCTGCAACCTCTGGAGTAGTAACAGGTAACTCTACAGTTATTTCAGACGTTATGGTTGGAGGATACTTCAAAGCCGTAGGACATACGACTTTCTACCTTATAACAGCACGAACATCAAACACTTCATTTACTATTACAGACCTTTCAGGTACTGGATATACAGGTGGAGCAATTAGTTCAGGTACAGCTTACGAAATTAAGGCAGCTACAGCCGTTACACTTACAAAAGCAAACGTATATTCATATATGGTAGAGCTTGATACTAAGATGACTCAAGCACTTACACCAAAGGCAGATCGATTTATCGTGGTAAACGCAGCATTCGAAGGAATCCTACGTCAAGCACCTGAATTTATCCCAGCAGTGGAAACAGCTTACAATGAAGTTGTAAAAAATGGCCGAATCGGAAAAATTGCTAACCTGAACGTATACTGTTCAGAGCTAGTCAATGGAGACAATACTGACGGATATTGGTTCTGGGCTGGAACAAAGGAATACCTTGCGTTCGCAGCACAGATTATGGAAACAGCAGTTGTTCCATCACACCTTGATCCAAACTCATTCGTATCAACCTGTAAAGGATTGCTAGTATGGGGTCGAAAAGTATTCGAAGGAAACCGAGGACGAGCATCAGTGATTCGAGCAATAATTGCTTAATCGTTATTCTCTTATATAACTCTTTCAATAGGGTTGTATAGATAGGATAGTGATAATGCTACCTAAATTGATATGAACAACCTAACTACAAAAGATATTCTAAAATTAATTCGTATAAAAATACTTGAACAAACGGATGAAGTGGTACTAGGAACAACTATTATTTCTTATTTAAACCTAACGTATCAAGATATTCAGATAAAATCACAAGATAAAAGCCGTATTGCTACGTCTTCTATTTCTATTGTGCTAAACGAAGGTACTTTACCAACTGATTTTGGTACACAACTAGGTAAACCTAAGAATCAAAACGGAGAAATTGTTTCAATTCTAGGCCTTCAGGACTTCAGGAGATCATTAAAGACGGATCTTGTCTGTACAATTATGAACGGAAAGGTACTTGTTAAGGAAGATTCTAATATATCAAGCCTTGTAATGGACTACTACAAGTCTTATTTACCTCTCTCAGTATCACAAGACCCTGAAACTAACGCTTACTTTGACGAATGTTTGATCTATGGAGCCGTATATCGAGCCATGGAGGATATTCAGGATCACGAATTATCAATATACTTCAAAAATATTTATGACAACATGCTTGTAGAAAAAATGGCAATGTTATCTGCATATCAAGAGCAATCACAAGAAAGTACAATGTTTAATGGAATAACAATTATCTAATACTATGCCTTTAAAAAAAAGCCTGTTTACAATTCCATATGACAATCTTCAAGACCTTATTGATATAGATGATTCAAGAGGTCGATCAGTACCTGTAAATATGAACTTTATTGAAGAAGGTTTTCTAACGAAAGACACAGGTTTTTCGTATCTTTCTAGTGAAGATACGGATTTAAGACATTCTTTATTTAATTTTAAGAAAACTAACGGAGAATCTTACATTTTATCAATGAGTGGAACTAAAATTCAGTCATATCATAACAAATACCTATTTACAGCAGCAACCTCAGACGTTTGTACTTCGGCAGGCCATGGGCTTGTAGATACAGATCAAGTGAACGTATTCACGAATGATACTTTACCTGCAGGATTAGCAGTTGATACAATTTATTTCGTTCGAGATGTTACAACAGATACTTTTAAATTGTCATTGACTGAAGGTGGAACGGCAGTAAACATTACTAATACTGGATCAGGAGAGCAACGTATACAGAAAATAGTTGCCGAGTGGGATAATCTTCCTGGAACGTATGAAGAAGATGCTGAGTGGGCTTACAGCACCTATGATGACGAGTTATTTATGTCTAATGGAGTAGATGACTACATGAAATTTAATGGTAGTTCTTTCACTACATATTCAAGCGCTCCAAAAGGAACCTCTCTAGCAGTATTCGAAGATAGAATGTTCGTATGTGGGGTAGCAAGCGCACCTGGAACATATTTTTATTCTAATATCGGAGATGCAGAAACCTTTGATTCAGGAGATATAGTTAAACCTTTAGGAACGGATCCTGCTCAAACCATGAGAAATTATTATGGAACATTACTTCTCTTTAAAAAAGAAAGTATTTGGAAATTAACATTTCAATATAATCAGGTTGTAGCATTATTTGTACCAAAATTAGTAATTCAATCTAACAATTACGGAGCAGCATCAAAAGACTCAGTACGTTGGGTAGAAAATGATATTTGGTTCTTTACAGGGCGTGAAGTTAGAGCTATTGGGTTCGTAGATAATCAATCAGGAGTATTTGGAGTGAATAAATCCGTAATATCAGAATCAATTAAGGAAACTTTACTTCTTCTTAAAACAGAAAACTTTTCTAAAGTAAAAACATTTTACACAAACAGACGTTATTATCTTTCTATTCAATTAGGATCTACTTCTACACAAAACGATATTAACTTTGTATGCCACCTCTTATATGGGAATAAATGGACTAAATACACAGAAAGAATGAAAGCAAAGGCCAATTCATTCATGCAAATAGATGATTCTATCTATACAACAACCTCAAGCGCGCCTTTCAGGACAATTTTATGGGATGATTCGTTAAGGGATGATGCTGAAACAGCAATAAACTCAGAAGTATTATTCCAAAGGATCGAGGATCGGATGTTTAATAGGTTCAGAATATACAGATACCTTGATATGAAATTTAAGGATCTCGTTGCTAACGTAGAAATAAACATAAAAACAGAAGCAAACGATAGAACAAGTAGCCTTGTTAAAACAACTTACATAGGTAACGCAGTAGAAGGATTTGAAAACTCTTTGGGTGAAGTACCACCTGGACAGATGCTTGTTGCCGATTCTTTCGGAGAAATAGTAGAGACAAGCCCATTTATTAAAAAGAGAATATCCTTTCTATCTAGGTCGCAAGCCTATATAATAGGGTTAAAGAACAACGGATTAGGAGAAACATTTACTATATGCGCATTTAATCTAATGGGATATGAGGAACCAAGAAAACAATTTAGTGGAAGGAAGATTATTAGTATAAGGAAATAAAATTATGACAGTATTACAAAACTTTTATGAAGAAACAATTACAGCATCTCTTTCAACAGGAACAGTCAAAATGTATGTTTCAGGAAAGCCAATAGCAGATGCTACATCAGGATGGGTAGTAATAAACCCAGGTAACACATCTCGTAGAGAGATTGTGGCCTTTAATGCTATAGGAACAGACGGATCAGGGGATTTCATTGAACTTTCTGAACGTGGAGTTGGTGGAACCACAGAGCAAACTCACGAAGTGGGGGAGCCTGTACGATTAAACATTACGGCAGAACACTGGGCAGCCTTAGTAGATCTTGTAGATGCAGCAATACCAGATTCATTTATTGATACGGATGGTACTTTAGCTGCAGATTCAGATGAAAAGATTCCTTCTCAGAAGGCAATTAAAACATATTCTGATAATACAAAAATAGCTTTAGCAGGTAATCAAGATGTAAATGGAGTTAAAACATTTATTAATTCTCCTGTTGTACCTGAGCCAACAACTGATTTTCAAGCAGCAACAAAAAAATATGCAGATGATATTGCAGTAGCAGGAGCGCCAAACGCAGGACTAACTACAAAAGGACTCGTAGAGATTTCAACTGATACAGAATTTGAAGCAGGAACAGCTATAGGAGATACAGGAGCTCCTTTAGTTCCAACAAACGCACAAGTAGTTGGACTAAGTATCACACCTAGTATTCAAAAATTTGAGTCTAATGGAACTTATACTAAACCAGCAGGACTAAAATATATTATTATTGAATTAGTCGGTGGAGGTGGAGGTGGAGGTGGAGCACGGATAACCAGCCAAAGTTCTGTAGGTGGAGCAGGAGGTGGAGGTGGCTATTCTAAAAGAATAATGTTGGCATCAGAACTTGCATCAACAGTTACAGTAACTGTTGGAAATGGTGGTACTGTAGGTTCTATTGGCTCAAACCCAACAGACGGAGGTGCTGGTGGAACAACACAATTTGGAAGTTATTGCCAAGCTACAGGAGGAAATAGTGGAAATGGTGGAATGCCCGAAATAAATAAAGGTGGTCAAGGTTCTGGTGGTGATGTAAATTTACCTGGTGGAAATGGATATGGAACTCGAGAACAAGACTACCCTAGATGTTGGGCTGGAGATAGTCAATTTGGGGTAGGGGGAATGTCAGTTTCTAACAGAGGGACTGGAACAGATGCACATATTGACCCAACGGGATATGGTTCAGGTGGAAAAGGAGGTTATAAAAGTGGAGGTAATTCTTATTCACAAGGAAGTACTGGAAACAAAGGAGTCGTAATTATCACTGAATACAAATAATATTATGTCATTTTTCAGCAACTATTTTAAAAACGTAAAGAGTGGTTTTCAAGCGCTTCGAGAAGGAAGTGTTCGTGAAAACAGAGCAAGAAACAATCCCAGAGATACCTATGCAGATGTTGCAAGTGGTAAGGCTTTTGGTTATGCTTCCAGACAAGCACAAGAAGATACTGAATCAAGTGATTCTTTCAAAAAATCGGTAATGTCTTCTCAAAATGTAGCTGCTCAAAAAAAACAACGAGAAGCTGCAGTTTTAGCTTTAAATAAATCTAATAGAGATGCTCGTAACGATCCAAGCAATTTTTCATCTGAAACTTTTGAACGTGATGGAAAAGAAGTAACAACAAGAAGGTTTAACGATCCAAAGGCTACTTCAGGACAATCACGAGAATTTCAAGACCTTTATGGACTAACTGGTATTGGAAACAATCAAGAATTTGAAGGTATGACAAGGGAAGGAGCTATGAATGCAGCGCAACAAAAGAATGAATTTTACAGAAATGAATCAAACGCAAACACTTCATATACTTTTAATCCTGAAACAATAAACAAGACAAACGATCTTTTAGGAGAGACAAAGTTTAAACTTAATGAAACAACAAGTGATAGTTGGAACTCAAAACAAAGTGTAGAAAATAAAACAAAGGCAGTAATAGAAATGGCAGAACAAAATCTTGCCAAGAATTTTGAAACGCCTGAAGATTTTAACCAAGCATACAATAGTAACGCTCAGATTAGGAATACTGTAGACGAATTAGCAGCACTAGGGCTTGATCCTATGAAGGTTGCTTCACAAATAGCGCCAACACCTTCATTATCTAATCAATTCGGACAAGCTAATATTCAGGATATGGCTACTTTCTTAAACGTAGATGATGCTACTGAACTAAAAGCCTTTGATTCTATGATTCCTGAAGGAGAACTTGCTATCAATCAGATACAAGAAATTGCAGAAATACCACAAGAATATCTTGATATTTACATGGGTACTGAAGAACAAATTGGTATTCTCGGAATTAAAGTAAAAGAGAAACAACAAGAACTAAAAATCCTTGAACGAGAAGCATCTCTAAATGAAGAAAACATAGAGGAGCAAGCTAATCTAGCTAAAAGTAGATACTCACTTAAATTTGATATTGAAAGTACTCAGATCGAGGAGAATAGACTTGTTGCTAAAAACTATATGGCAGGCGCGCTTGCTAAGTTAGGAGCGCTTAAAACAACAGGTGCTGCGCCACAAGCAATGGCTACACTTGAATCTAAATACCAAATGCAAGCTAAAAACTTGAGTTTAGAGTATAAATTAAACAAACAAGCAGTCGATCTCAGGCTAGATCAAGCTATGGATGAAATTTCAATAGAACTAGAACGAGAATCTCTCAAACTACAATCAGAATTGACTCTTGAAAAAGAAGATATTTACTTGGAAGTGTTCAAGCTACAAAAAGAATCTCAAGAAGATTCATTCAGAGTAATGAACTCTTTTGCAAAATCATACAGATCTCAATTAGAGAAATACAAAAAAGCTGCAAGAAAAGCATCAGAAGATTATATTACAAAGGCAACAGAAACTGTTTCTGATTATGACGTAAATGGTATGTCAGAACAATTAGGGCTTGATAGTAATATGACCTTTGACGAATTTTTACAATCTAAGGCAGATAATGAAGGCGTAACACTTATTACAGGCCATGGAGCAGGAGCTACAGCAGATTTACAAGCTGGAGCCAGAGCTAATATTGATTTAGAAAGAGCTAAGAAACAATTCCCTGGAGCATATGCTAAACTAGAAGAAGAGTATAAAGAAACTATGGGCGCAATGGGAGAACAAGAAGATGAAGACAAATACGGATCTATGGGAGCATATGCTCGTGATGTTGTAGATGGTAACGCAAATTACCCTACAGGATCTTCTAAGACCCATCAAAACGCAAGAAATGAACTAAGAGCAGCAGGTTATTCGAAATCAGACTTTGATGAAGACAAAGAAGAAGGTTCTTCAGGAAGAGATAATTCAGCATTTAAATAAAAACAAAAACTATGTTTAATCCATTAAAAACAATTATAAAAGGAGCTTCAGGACTTGCCGATAAAGGTAGAGACTTTTTTAGCAATACATCATCAGGATTTAATTATCTTAAAGATGACGTATATAGGGGAGTGAATAGAGGGTTAAACAATATAAACACAGGAATAGATGTCGTAAAAGAAAAAACCGTAGAGCAATTTGATCGTTCTGTACTTGGACATGCTTCAGCAAAGGCTGCGAAGTTCCAAAGGAATTTCAATAATACGGTTAAAGATATTACAAGTAACTCTGAATCAGGGAGAGATTTACGTTTACGTGCGCGTGATGAGACTGCCAAAGCTACTCTATCAGGTAGTGGTTCAGGGCTTACAACACTAAGTAGGCTATCAGAAAATTCTGATAATGCATTATCTAAAGTTCCTTCATGGTTCAAATATGTAGCAGGATTTAGCCCTCTTGGTCGTGCAAAAATGATAAATGATAATGTACGATTTAGAGACCGAAGCCTGCTTGATGTTGCAAGCCAAATTACAAAGGATGGAGCAAGTAGTCTTTATAGCAAGGCTGCATTCATCGACAAATACGATCAAGAAAGTATTACCTTGGAACAAGTGAATGAAGACCCTTCAAAAACAAGCGCATACTTCACACAGTCCATCGCACAGGCTGCACCATCCATCGCAATGACGACAGTTGGTACAATCCTATCAGGAGGAGCAGGAGCGTTCGCTGTGGGGGCTTCTATGGAAGGAGGTTCACAATATACCGAAGCGAAAGCATACGGAGCAACAGATGAAGAAGCTGATATTGCAGGTCTTATAAATGGTCTTGTATCAGGTTCACTAGAGGCTCTTGGTTCATCTAAATTATTGGCGAACAATCCATTAACTAAAAAAATCTCGCAACGTGTAGCGAGCAATCTTTCATCTATCGCAGGAGCGCAAGGAATTAAAAGTTTCCTTGGTTCTATTGTTTCTGAGGGAGGTACTGAGGCTGCACAACAATTCGTATCAAACGTAATCGCGAAAACAATGTATGACGAAGAACGCGACCTTTCAGAAGGTGTTCTTGAATCAGCAGTAGTTGGAAGTATTGCTGGTGGAACATTAAACGCTTCAGGTGTTGCAGCTAGTACGTCTATTGATATTGCTCAAAAAGGAGTAAAGGCCTATAAAGAAGCAGACCCAAAGTCTAAAAAAGGTGGATATGTTGCTGGAGATAGAAAAAAGATGCCTGTCAAAGAAGATTCTAACGAAAACTTTAATAATTGGTTTAAAGATTCTAAAATTGTAGACGAAAAAGGGGAGCCAAAACGTGTATACCATGGATCACCTGAAAAATTTGATACTTTTAACTTAGATAAACTTGGAGAATCAGGATTTGATGAAGGAAAAGGTTTTTATTTCACAGATAGAAAAGACGTTGCAGAAATGTACACAAGAGGTTCTGAAAATAACTACGAAGTATTTCTAGATATTAAAAAACCTATGACTCTTGAGCAACGAGAACTAACGGATCAAGAAATTACAGATGTACTTAAGGAACTTATCAAGGAGGAACCTGAAGCTCTTGCTAATTATGGCTTTGATATAGGCTTTGATGGATTAGAAAAGTCTCTTGCAGGCGCGCTTGAGGTAATTAAAACAAACGAAACTGATGTAGATATAATTGCCGATATAGGAAATGCAGGAATTGCAACTTCTCAACGAGTCAATCAAATATTTAAAGACATAACTGGATATGACGGAGTTATTTCAAAGAAAGAAAATGTAGATGGATCTGATGCAAACATTTTTGTTGCATTTACACCGAATCAAATAAAATCAACAAGCAATTCAGGTGAATTTTCTCAGACTAATGACAATATTTTCTTTCAAGCTACTGAATCACCTCAATTTACAGAACTTTCAAAGAAAAAAGCTAGTCTTCAGAAAGAATGGGACATGGCAAGCGATAAACCTGCCGTTCGAAAAAGACTTGAGAAGGCAATAGCAGCTATTGATAAACAACTTACTAAATTTCAAGACGATACTACTCACACTCTTAGTAAATCAGGTTACATTTCAACCTCAGAAGCCGTAGAAAAAGCTATGCAGATCCCAGCATTTAGAGAAATGGCAGAATCAGGAAGAATTGTTCTTACTGATCTTATGGGGAACCCTGATGCTCTCGGATCTTTTGTAGCTGGAACTATAAAACTTCGAAAAGGAATCGTACACAAAACTACAGCAGCACACGAAACATTTCATGCAATAATGGGAATGGTATTCAACGATCAGAAACGCTCTGAGACACTAGATTTGGCTCGTGAGGAGTCAGGAAGGACAGAGATGACAGATCGTAAAGCTGAAGAGTGGATCGCCCAGAGATTCGCAGAATGGAATACAAAAAGAACTGAAAGAACATTCTCAGAAAAGATGATTGATGTGTTTAGAAAAATTAGACAATTTTTAATGAGAATTGAACAAGATCTACCAGCAATGGAAAACCTTTTTAATGAAATTATCTCAGAAGAAACAGCAACAGCTATTCGAAACTTTCAGGAAGAAGGAGGTATAACAGAAGCAAGAAAAGAATTTAACCAAAACCCTGAAGTATTTACTACTCAGTTATTTCAAGATGAGCAACTCTGGAAAAAAGAAACTCAGAAACGTGTAACTGTAGAAGCTGCAATTAATCGCCTGCGTAAACCTATTATGAAGGAATACGCTCTTTCTAAACTTGAAACTGAGTTCGATACAGATGACGTTATTGATATGGGCCAATACAAACGCGCTTTAATGGCTGATCTTCTTAGTGTTTCTATTATTGAATCTAAAACATTTTCAGATTATGGATTAGACTCTATCGGAATGGAAGATATGAATATTACACCTAAAACGTATATTATAAATACGAACTTTAAACATGGAAAAACAGGACACTTTGGAAGCGATTTTGATGTAACAACAAAAAAAGAAGACTTAGAAATAAGAGAATTAAAAGGTAAACATTATGTAGTTAAAAAAGGACTAAATGAAAGCAATATCGAAGAAGGAGTATTTGAATTTTTTGATACTGATGCTCTTGCTCAAGAATACATAAATAATTTTTCAGATAGAGTAACTTCACAAAAAGGAATGATTGGTCATTTTAGGGCTTTTCAAGACCATGATGCTTCAGAAGGTGGTCAATTCAATGTAGTAGAAATACAATCAGATGTATTTCAGAAAGGAGTAGCTTCATTAGTTCGAGATAACCAACAATTAAAAGCTATGGAGATTAAGTCTGCATCATCTATGTTCGCTAGACAACGAAAGACTTTAGAGGAAAGAGTTAGCAGTGGGGAAAATTCTGTAATTAGAAAAAAAGAAATCTTGGAATATGCTTTAGAAAAGCAAGAAAAGCGTAATGCTATGGTATTGAAAATAAAAGATAATTTAACTGAAGCAGAAAATACTTATCTTTCAGAACTAGCAAACACTCAGAATGATAATGATATGCTGAGTGATACTGAAGCCTTTATGAAAGGGATTAACGAAGAAACACTTCCTGATAGAACTAAATTACAGGTCGGACTTTCTGATCGAGATGTATATTTAAACGCAAAAACTAAATTTGCTAAACCTGAAATTGAAACTGAAGAAGTCGCACGAAGTAGACAAAATTTAGAACTGGAAGAAACAAACGTACTAGAAAATAAAGACGATCTTGCGAATGTAGAGGGTCGGCTACAGGAAGAACTAGAAAAAATTAATGCTGATCCTAAATGGGAAAATTCAAACTTATATTTTGATGAAAAAGTTGCAGACGAAATTAAAAGTGTTGAACGTGATATTGAAAGTATGGAAAATAGTATTTCTCAAATGGATGTAGATTCTCAAGCAGGAACAATAGTCGCTTCAGAAGAAAGGCTTCAGAGTTATAAAAATAAACTTGCTGATCTTAATAGAGCCAGTGATACAAGTTCACAAAAAAACGAAATAGAACTATCAAAACAATTCCTATCACTTAAAAACAACAATCACGAGCAAATAATAAACCATGCTATCCGTCAGGCAGCACAGAGTGGAGCAGAATCAGTTCGATTTCCTTCACCTATGACAGTTGCTTATGTAGAAGGATATGTAAACGATTCTAATGGTGGCTTTTCTCAGGGTGCAGGAGTAAATGCTGATGAAGTATCTAACTTAGGAGTCGGAGCAGAAATTGAAACTCAGTTAGGAAAAGGTATCATTACTGAAATAGATTCAGATACATTTGGATTTGTATATTCTCCTGATGCAATGCCCTTAAATACTTTTAAAGAAAGTGAACTCAAGGAAGATCAGGAAGAAAAGCTAAGAGAAGATTTTAATTTTATAGCTGATACAGATACTTTTAAAGGTAAACTTGGACAATTATTAGAGGAAGGAGATGTTATGGGTGCGATGTTAAGTGCTGAAGATATTGAAGGAATAGAAATAATGTCAAACGAATTTGATTATAATTCTGAATTTGAAAAAGCTAAAGAAGCATATATAGAAAATGAAATGAATAACTTTGATGCTGACGACTTTATGGATGGATTATATGGAGATAATTTTGCTTCTTATACAGATAATGATGGAGATACCTTTTATATTGATACTGGAGGTAATACAATTTCAGAAGAAACGCTTGCATACAGTCAATCAATGGATAAAGAAAACTTTGAATTATCAGGATTGGCCGAAGATCATAGACTAATTGCTGAAAAATACGGAATAAATGACGAAGGTAAAAAAGGAGTATTCTACAAATACATAGAAAAAAAACGTGGAGACTTAGAAAATGTAACTGATGAAAACGGATTTACATGGTTCGAGTCTAAAATACAACCAAGCGATAGAGCAGCAGTAGAACTATTCCAAAAGAAAGATCAAATTGTAAAGAACGAAGAAGAAATTGCTGAACTAGAAGCAGAATATGGTATGGCAGGAATCCAACTTGAATTTAAAGAGGAAGCCGTAATGAGCAACCCAGCAAGAATTATTTCTAAATACGCACCAACAAGGGGAGATTATGCAGGACAGCAATTACAAGAGCACGAAAAAGCTCAAGAAATTTACAACGAAGCTGCTGGAACTGATCTATATTTTGAAGAAATTCGAGAAAAGTATTTAGAGTATGTAGCTGATCGAGATGAATTTAAACAAGCGCAAGAAGAATATCGAGAAACAAAAAGAGAAAACAAAAAGAAAATTAGAGAACTAAAGACAAGAGTTAAATTTAGAAAATCAGGTAAACGAATTGGTGAAATTGCTATGAGGAGAGAAATAAAAGCAAACCAAAGTGAACTGATTAAAATAATAGAATCATCAAACCTCGATCTAAAAGATAAGGGTAAGTTTTTGAGGACTGTAAAAAATGTTCAAACTGAAAGTCAATTTGATCGAGTCCTTCCTATTGTGGAAGCGCGCATT